TAGTGGTTATACAAGTTCTCCTAATGTTGCAATATCAACTGCACCATTTGTTGCAGGTAATATTAATGCAACAGCAGTTGCAATAACAACTCAAAGAGCAGGTATATTCTCAATTGAGAGAATATTACTTACAAATGCTGGTGCTGGATACACAACTGCACCGTTAGTCACAATTACAGGTGGAGGTGGTGTAGGTGCTGCTGCAACTGCTGCAGTTGAGCAAACAAACTTTGGTATTGTTGATTTCTTAGTAACTAACAATGGTGTCGGTTATGCTGCAACACCTACTGTTTCAATTGTTGGTACAAGCACATCTCCTGCAGCTGCAGAAGTTAATTTATTAGCAGACAATACAATTTCTGATATATTCTTAAAGAATGCAGGTATAGGTTATACACAACAACCTACAATCACAATTACATCTCCTAATATAATTGAAGGTGTTGGTAATTTTGAAAGAGGTGAAGTTGTTAGAGGTTTAACATCTGGTATTCGAGCAAGAGTTAAAGAATGGGATACAGATACAAGATTACTTAAAGTATCAAATGTTGGTATAGGAACTACAATGGCAGCATTTGTTCCTGGTGAAACTATTCAAGCAACAGAATCTACATTCTTTGTTGTTGGTATAACAACTGTTGTGACAATCGGTGTCACAACAACAATACTAACAGGTATTAATACATCGAGTATTAGTTTAAATCAAGAGTTAAATCGAGTAGACTTTGCTCAAAGTTCTGTAATAGGATCAGGTTCAACTGTTACAAGTATTGGTGCAGGTACAATTACCATAAGCACTCCTTCGTTAAATACTACAGGTGTCACTACTGTAGTCTCATTTGGATCTACTGTAATGTCAAATTATTCTTTAGACTTCTTTAGTGAACAAAATCAAGACACAACCTTTGAATCAAATGAAATCATCGAAACTGAAGCAGATGATATACTTGATTTCTCAGAAGGTAATCCATTCGGTACATTCTAATGTTAGGACAATACTATTATCACGAAATACTCAGAAAGACTATAATCTCTTTTGGTACAATTTTTAATGACATTCATATTCGTCATCGAGATGGTGCAGGAAAAGAAACAAGTGACTTAAGAGTGCCTCTTGCTTATGGACCTATGCAAAAATTCCTAGCAAGAATCGAACAGCAAGCAGATTTAAATAAAGCAGTTCAAATCACACTTCCTAGAATGTCATTTGAAACTACAAATATTGCATATGATGCAACAAGAAAAGGTGGTATTACTCAAACATTCAAAGCATCTGATGGAAGTAATTTAAGAAAAGTATTCATGCCAGTACCATATAATATTGGTTTTGAATTAAATATTCTTGTTAAATTAAATGATGATGCATTACAAATCATAGAACAGATATTACCATACTTTCAACCATCATTTAATGTCAGTATTAATTTGATAGATGTTATTGGAGAAAAAAGAGATGTTCCAATTGTATTAGATAATATTTCATTCCAAGATGATTACGAAGGTGATTTTGCAACCAGAAGAGCATTAATATACACACTTAATTTTACTGCAAAAACTTATCTCTTCGGTCCTGTATCCGATTCTTCCGAAGGACTTATCAAAAAAGTACAGGTTGATTATCATGCATCTGTTGATAGAGAAACTGCAAAAAGAGAGTTGCGATTCACTGCTACACCTCAAGCACTTAAAGATTATAATGATGATAACACTGCAGTTCTCAGAGCAGATTTATCAAAAACTAAGACTCGATTTGATATTAGTGGAACATCAGCCTTGAGTGTGGGTATGAGAATTATTATAGATAAAGAAATAATGAAAATTAAACAAATCGTTGATGCGAACACAATTGTTGTAAATCGTGGGTATCAAAGTGTTTCTGCGACACACATTGAAGGAACCTCAATTGATGTATTAACAGTAGCTGACGATTTATTGGTTGAACCAGATGATGACTTTGGATTTAATGGTAATGTTGAAACTTTCTTCGACTCCAAATCATATAGTCCAACTCAACAGAAAGACATTTAATGAATACAATGACTAACTATGATCCCATTGATAAAGCGTTAAACACAAGTAGTGCTATCGACATCACCCCAAATGCTAAACCAGAAAAGGTTGAGTCTAAAGCAAAGGATGATGTTCAGAAGGACTACGACTATACTCGTGCTAATTTATACTCATTAATTGAAAAGGGTCAAGAGTCATTAAATGGTATTATGGAACTTGCAGGTGAAAGTGCAAGTCCAAGAGCATATGAAGTTGCAGGACAGATTATAAAATCAGTTGCAGATACGACTGATAAGTTAATGGAACTTCAAAAGAAGGTAAAAGAAGTTGATGAAGATAAAAAACAAACACCTAATACAGTAACTAATAATGCATTATTTGTAGGTTCAACTTCTGAATTATCAAAGATGTTAAAACAAGGAATACTAAATAATAAAGAGGATTCCTAGTTCTTATGAGCGATTCTATTACTATAGAAAATTCTGATGGACAAACTTTTGCAGAAGTAATTGATGTTATTGGTGTGTCCGAAATAAAGAAATCATTTCAACAATCAGTTAAAGAAAATACACTTCACAAGTGGTTCAAAGGTTCAAAATCAAAAGATGGCAAACCTGGTTGGGTGAATGTTGTCACTGGAGGAACTTGTGCAAGTGATGAAAAAGGTGAAGGTACACCTAAATGTGTATCGTCTTCAAAACGTGCTAGTATGACAAAAGCAGAAAGACTTTCTGCTGCTCGTAGAAAAAAGAAAGCAGATCCTGGTCAGCAAGCAAAATCTGGTGCTGCAAAACCAACTTATGTTTCAACTGATAAACCAAAAAAGAAAATGAAAGAATCATATACTGTAACTAATGCTGATAAGAAAGGTAATACTCCAGCATATCAAGGTTACAAAGCAGGAAAGAAAAATGTAAAGACTGGTAAACCCATGTATAAAGCAGCAGATCATATGAAAGAATCACATTATGGTAAATCAGTTAATAAAATTCCTGCTGAGTTAGACAAAGCAGTGTCTATGCATAAGAGTCAGGCAAAAAGATTGAGAGACTCTGAAGAAGTTAAAAAAGACGCAGGTAAAGCAGCAAATGCAGTTCCAGCACAACTTGATAAAGCAGTTGCGTTACATACAAAACAAGCAAAAACTTTGAGAAAAGCAGGTATTAAAGAAAATATTTCAAATTGGAGAGAAGAGATTAAGAGAGATGAGTATGGTGATCCAATTGGTGGTCCAAAGATTTCAAAGAAACAACTTAAGAAAAATCTATCATCAAATACACCTGATGAGCAACATACTACAGCAACAAGTGAAGGATATATTAATCTACCATTAGAAGTTGAAATACCAAATACTGAATCGAAATTTAGATTAGGTCTTATGTTCCGTGAAAGTTTGGAACAAGATAAAGGAATGCTTTTTATATTTGAAGAGGTGGGTCAACATTCATTCCATATGAAAAATACTCGTATACCACTTGATATTGCATTCGTCAGAGAAGATGGAATTGTTGAGAGTATTAAACAATTAACACCTAATAGTGTATTGCCAGTATATTCAGATGGTAAAGTATTATTTGCAATTGAAGCAAATCGTGGTTGGTTTACAGAAAACAATGTGGAAGTTGGAGATGAGATAGTTCTAGGAGAAGCAAAAGATAAGAAGGGTAAGGGTAGTGGTAAGAAAGATGCTTGCTATCACAAAGTCAAATCAAGATATGATGTGTGGCCAAGTGCATATGCATCTGGTGCATTAGTTAAGTGTCGTAAAGTCGGTGCTGCAAACTGGGGTAATAAATCAGAATCAGTTGAGATGAAGAATTATCTTGATAAGAAAGCAAAAATGCTGACTAAGAAGAGAGATGCACAATCTGATGCTGCTAAAAACAATCCACATTTTGATAGTACACAACCCTCACCATCAGGTAGAAATAAGTATGAAGAAGTTCAAATAGATGAAAAGAAAGCACAAAAGTGCTGGCCAGGTTATGAAAAGAAAGGAACCAAAATGATGTTT